CCTTCTACCAAAGAAGTGCCATTTTCATTCTTCACAGTAAAAGTGTATTCAGGATTTTTACTGGATTCTTCTTCTATAAAGGCTACGACTTCAGATTTAGTGCCTTCAAAAAACATGGGGCCGACTAATATCCCACCAAGGATTCCAACTGGGCCATCTCTATTTACGGCTACTGTAAATTTAGGTGTTGGTGGTGTTGTGTTAGGGGGCGTTACTAAAACCAATGCACTTAAAGGAACATGGTTATTAGGTTTCTTTTTACCTTTAGATTTAGGTTTTGCGTCAGTAAACGCAGCAACCTCAACCTCCATTAATTCAAGAAGGTCTGAGCGTTTGGGTTCGGGAGTACCGTTCTCTATAGATTCTTTGTAAGCCTTATTGTAAGCACGTCTATCCTTAACTACCTGATCAAATAATGTCTTCTGGTCGCCAAAAATACCAAGTGTGTCTGCAGTTATTGATAAGTTGCCGACTTTAATCTCATACCCTCTATCTAGTAACTCAGTGAGTATGCGGAATAAACCTTCTCGCTGCGCTGTGACTTTACCGCCTTCTTCAAACTTACGTTTATCTTCAGAGACGAGTATGCGCTGGCCAGCACGAATCAGGTCAGGTAGGTTGACTGCTACTGGCTTGCCACCTTTAGCAGTTAAGGTAAACAGCTCGCTAGGTTTCTTTTGTACCCTACCTGCGTCTGTTTCTTTAAACCTTGCGTAAACACTATCTTTAGCTGCCTTTATGGCTTCGCGTACAAACTGAGATATGTAGCCAACCGGCTTACCGCGAGATTCTGCTTTGCCTTGGCGCTCTACAATTGGTGAGCCTGCTAGTTGATCTGGTAGTACAGCCTGCTCAATGCCAAATGTACCGTCTGCATTTTCAACAATACGAATTGGTGCTTCTGGATTCTGTTCTTGTAGCTTTGTCGCTCGTTTGAGAACCGTGTCACTCATGCGTGAGTAAACACCTGACTCAAAATCTATCGGGCCTAATATATCTTTGAATACCTTGCTAAAGTTATCCCGTATGGCTTGAGTATCATTATATACGCGGTCTTTAATTCTTGCTGGGAATTTCTTTGGTACAGCATTACCTTGATCATCAAGAACGGGTTTTCCGTCTTTTGTTTCAGGTACGACATTTTGGAAGCTTTCTTCTTCTGTCAGCCCAAACCCGCCTTCGTCATTAAAGTCCTCTTGGTCAAGGCCTTGTTCTTCTTGAACGTCATAATCTTTCTTATACTGTTTTAAGCGCTTGTTGGTTTCTATTAGCTCTTGAGCTTTTTTATTAGCGACGGCTCTTTGTTTTTTTGCTTCGTCTGCTGTTATTTCCCCTGCATCCTCTTTTCTTCTAATTTCTGCGAGGTCAGCTTTTACAGTTACACCTTGAGCCTTGAGGGCTTCTTCGAGTTCGGCGATTTCATCTTTGGTCGTTCCGTCTTGCTCTGGTTCGGTTTTTACGCCGAGCTGTTCTTTTAATCTGGCTAACCCTTCAGACTCGATGTTTCGCTCTTTAGTTTCCCCGCGCTCTTCTTGTAACTTCTGATTTCGGTCTTCACGTATTTGCTCTACGGTACGGCGTCTGATTTTATAGGATTTTGATTTACCAACCTGCTGGCTAGCTGCGTCATAAGCATCACTAATATTTTCTTCTGTTGTAGCTTGCTCCCAAACGACATTGCCTTCTGCGTCAACTACCTGAACCGCGACATCTGCCCCCGCCACTTTATTTTGGCTGTAACCGAGAGCCTCTTGGAGAACTGAGTCGCTAGCTTCTTGTTCAACTACTTTGTCAGCTATGTCTTTATTTTTTGATATTATTGTTCCGCGGCCTGGGATAAACCTTGCGTAAAGTGTCTGACCAAACTGCTTAATTTCGGTAGCCGCCGAAGCGTCTTTTGGAATGCCATACGCTGGTTCACTACCTGCAACCCATACTGACTCTCTGGCAGTATCTGGGTCATTCATAGCGCGTACTTGCGCGTCTATGTCGGCTTGAGATTCGGGAGCCGTGCTGTTATACGATAAGTTATTGGGGCCAAACTGCTCTTTGTCAATTTGTGAATTGACTCTTTGATCCCTAGCATCTTGTATATATTTATTAGCCTTATCCATTACGTTTGCTGTAGCACCAAGACTAGCAGCTACAGTTGCACCGCCTCCGCCCATCGCTCCACCGGCTATAATCCCCCCAAATGCAGCTTCTCCTAAACGCATCTGTAAATCTTCCATTGTGTATTGATCATCAATCAATACACGTTGTCCGCCTTGCAAACCTTCTTGTAGAACTTCAGTTGTACCTTCGATAGCAGATGACTTTGCGCCTGTTTTGGCTATACCTTTAGCGAGCCTACCAAAACTTGATGTTTCATTTTTTCCAGCACGTTTCTTTGCTACATTTTTTATCTTATTAATTAATAGCTTTTCTACCCCAATCTCACCGCCGACGCCGATTGCTGCTTGTGGGATAGCAAGTAGGCTAGCTCGAGCCCCTGCCTCATCACGAGACATACCTTCAATTTCGAGGTTCTCACCGAAGTTCATGCCCGCCATGTTTTTGTATTCATCGGCGAACTGACCTGCGTATCGACCTTTAGTCAAAGAAAGGCTGTCGCTAACCTTCCCCATGCGGCTTTGTTTAGATAACTGAAATGCCAACTCTGCGATATCTTTTTCGTCAGGCGTGGCTGCCCCTTTAGCTTCTCTATTAATAGAGTCTCGAATAACTCTTTTCGCAGACGCTCTAGCCGCCGAACTTAAACCCATTTTTGTTAGGCCAGCTGCGACAGCTCCGTATCCACCAGAAGTTACGGTACTGACAAGATATGGAGAAACCTGACCGAGAGTTTTAGAAATGAGCTGAACACCACCGGAAAAACTTGGTGCGTCCATGAAGCCTTCTAATGACTCCATACCCTGAGAAGCTGTGCCTGATCGCTCTTGTGCGTTTCTAGCGTTTGTGATGTTTGCATCAGCAGCGTCGTCTAAGCCAAGCACGTTCTGTACCATAGCTTGAAAAAAATCTGTGTCGGCGTTCATCCCTTCTACACCGACATCAATGCCACGCTTGAAGGAGCCTTCTACAGATGAGGGGGTTACGACATTATTAGCAGGGTCGACATCATACTTATTTTCGTCGAGGTTACCTGCCAAAGTTTTCTCAAGTGTAGTATTCCTACTGTTATCAGCACCGTACTTATCTCCATCTAGGTTACCCGCTAATAATTCTTCGAGGATATCAGCCATTTATTTAGACCCTGCTTGGCCTTTTTCTTCTTCTACACGGGTTACGAAATACGAGTAGATTTCATCGTCACCCATCAAGCGTTTTACTTTTTCAGCAGGTATAGTCTCGCCCCTCTGAAGCCCACTAGAAGGGTCTAAATAGAAAAACTGATCAGGCTTGCCGTTCGCATCGTAAGTAACTCCGAGGCGTCTGTATAAGTTATCGCCCCTAGACGGGCCTCCATCAGCATCAGGTTCGAATCCCCAATCGCTTAAGTCGCCGTACTCTTCCGAAATACCCGCACCTTGAATTAAAGCGCTTATGCTAGCGTCCAGAGTCTCCTGAAAAATGCCCGCACGAGTTGCTGCAGCTGTGTCATTTAATTTGGCTGCGCGTTTAAACTGCGTTTGAAATCTTTTATGGAGCGGAGATAGATCTCTAAACGCCTTTCTTACTTTATTTTCATTCCATTCAAAGTTAGCTTCAGGATTAGGCTTCCCATCTTTTCCTGGTGGGTACAACGCCGCCATAACATTATCGAGCGCCTTATCTGTTATTGCCCTTGCAGCGGTGTCGGCAGTATTAATACGATCTAATGTGCTGGTTCTAAAATCACTTAAAGTTTTATTTAAAGTGGCCTGTTTTTGTCGTAAGTCAATCGCGCCTTTTGTATCAAGATCTGCGTTACCAGTCGCCATCACGTTATCAAACTGTTTTGAAATTCTGGTTCGCAGTGCTTGGTCAGTTGCTGTGGCTTCAAGTACTGTTCTAATAGCTTGCTGCTCACGTACTTTTAATTTTTTTATATCTTCAAGCTTTTTAATATCGTTTTTCTTTAAGAAATCCATTAGCTCTTGCTTGTCTTCTTGAGTGATGACAGCTTTTATCATCTCTTCTTTTTCTTCTTCAGTCTCCGCTTTAGCTGTAGCATCTTCGACTTTTTTGACAAACCTCTCGGAGCGCCCAGCAGACATGCCCCCCGTTGAACCTGGTGTCATAAGCGCTGTCTTAGCTGAGTCAGGTGCGGAATTTTCAGGCTGTTTTTTAGCATCGAGTTCTGCAGTCGCGGCATCAATAGCTTTTTTCTGATCTGCAGCCATGACCTCGTCAGGCAATTGACTTACAATTTCTTTGAGTCGTTGTTGGCGCTCATAGGGGTCTTTTACATCGGCAAGTTGATCTGATACTTGCCGCTGCAACAGTGGATTACCTAACATGCCTATCGCGTCATCTACCGCGCCTTCTATTTGGCCATTTAGCGAGTCAATTTCAGTATCAAGATCGTAAATGCCCATACGGTTTTTCATTTGGAATGCGGCCTCAACAGCCCCTGGGCGTTGAGCACTTTTGTTATATGAGTTTACAAGTTTTTGGGCAACCTGCCTTGACGTGCCGAACTGTACAGGGTCGTTCTCTCTATCCTTAGTTCCACCCCTCGTTAAGAAGCCAAAAACGCCGTTTTTCTCAGGCTCATCGTATACGCCTTTTAAAGAGAACGTCTTTTCACCATTTGCCCCATCAGGGCCGGGGGCTAGGCCTTCAATATTAAAACCCTCGTTTTGCTTCACAAGAGGATCTTCATTACCAAACTTTTGGACTAGAGAATTTAATTTTGTAGGGTCTTTTAAAAGCAGCTGCTCTACTCTATCAACACTTAATGTTTGCCCACCATTGTCTGATAGCCCTAAGTCGACTGCTTGAGATGCGTTTTGTATGAAAGAGGTAAGATTAGCTTTTTCATCAAGTTCGTTTTGGGCCTTTTGAATAGTTATATTATTAGCTTGTACTCTTTGCTGACGCTCAATCGCGCGATCGTTAGCGCCTGCGCCACTTGATAAACCGCCAAAAAAAGATGCTGCTGGAGAAGTAGGTGTAGTCATTTTTTATCTCTAAATTACATGAACATCATGGCCATAATGGCTGTGCCTGCCATCTGAGTATTTTGTGCTCGGCGCTGCGCTCGCATCGCTGAGTTTGCGTTACGTCTATCCACTTCGCCTTTTGCGGCGGTAGACAGCTGCGACATAGAGGAGCGGTTTACGCCTTGCCCGATGTTAATAAGGTCGGCCATTAATAGACGGTTTTGATCTTTTTGGGCAACACGTGCGTCTCTGATCCCTTGGATACCACCTAACAAGTTGCTTTGTTCTAATTGAAGCCCTTGCTGCTGCTGCTGCGCTGGCGTAAGACTTGCCCCATATCTGCTTGAGTTCCGATCCGCGATACCTTGCATAAGAGGCACAGCAGTCTGAGAATCCTGAACAGCTTGTCGTATCAATGAATCGTCGTTTTTCGCCTTGTCTATTAGCTCTAGTTCTTTTGGGCGGTAAAACTTCAAGTAATTTTGATATTCCATTTGGGATATCTTTGCTAAGTCTTCATCGGCCTTGCCCTGGCCGCCGCCAAATCTTGTTGCAGACATAGTGTCTAGCGCGTTTAATGCATAATCATCTGCGGGTTTTTTAGACTTTTCTTGTGCTGCTGCTTTGACCTTATCTAAGTTTGCTAAAGTGTCATCCATTAGCATTGAAGTCGCTGCAATTCCCGTTACGCTCATTAGTTATACTCCTGCGCGGTTGCTAGACCGTCTCGCATTTTAGTCCAGAGGTTATCTTTAGCTACGGTCTCGCCTGCAGCATTTTTTGTTGTGCCGCCAAACGCCTTGTCACCGCCAGCAGCCAACAACTTACCTGCAACAGCCATATTCGTAGACCTTTTTAATTGGTTATTACGTGCTTTTTGTAATGCTTCGCTGCTGCCTAGCCCTGCTAATAAAGACATAGCGGAGCTGTTATCTGCTTCTTGTCCTTCTGCAACACCGATTGCTGCAGCTTGGCGCTTATTCTGGAAAGCCGCTGCTTCTTGTGTAGCTTTGCCTAGTTGCCCTGTGTAGGCTTTCGCCATATCCGCAGCGCCATCAAGCTGTTGAGTACTATCGTAACCAAGCCCACTAGTCAAAGCCTGCATAGTGTCGGCTGCAGCCGCACCACGCGCAGTGTCTTTAACTTGATCGGTAGATGCATCTGCTAACTCCATTCTATTTAATGGGTCTAACTCCGCCATGAAAAAGCGCTTTTTTTGCAAACCGATCTGTGCGTTAACTTTTTCGGCTTCCGATTCTTTCTGCTCACCGCCACCACCACTCATTACAAACCTCTTTTATAAACCACTGTGTCTATAGACCAATTTTGTTGTGTGAGGTACTCATTCATCGCCTTCACTGGCGACCTTACCTCGATATGTTTGTAGCCTGCTTCTCTTGCTTTTTTCTGAAAAAAAGGGAAGTGTTTAACTACACAATTACCGCCTCTCTTTTTGGCCCATGCGAGCCAAACTAAAAAAGTTTCTTCTCTGTTAAACGAATCTACTAACGTGGTACTTACAATAAAACCTTCACTAGTAGTCCATAAAACTGCGTTACCTTTTAGACATTCTGCATATACATCTTCAGGTCTAAATGTTAACTGAGACTGTTCGGCTAAGATCTCTTCTACACCCGTCTTAACCCAGTCCCAAGCGTCTCTAATGTCGGTGACGCGGGGTTCTATATCCACGGTAACGACGTTGTGCTTGCAATCCACCATAAGTTACTTTCCTTGCCACGCCTGTGTCGGCCGATCTGGCTCTTCTTTCCGCTGAAGTAATACCTTCGCTAAATAAGGTTCCGTAAACACCAGCCCCCGAATAATCTGTCCACTCTTTACTAGGGATTCTTAGCAATCTATATAAAGCGCCGTTTATAATTGTGTCTCTGTAATCATTCATCACAGTAGAGTCACAACTGTTACTGTTGTGTGTAGGTTTCAAGATAGCTCTGACTATCACCGCTTCTTCGGCGTTAGGTACAGGAGCTAATCGAATTGAATTGGCGTCGCCTTTTACAAAGTACTCTGGTGTCCCAGTTGATTCACGCCACTTAGGCAGTCTCTGTTCAAGCAGTGCTGGAGTCAGCGGCTCTAAATCTCTACCGCTATGGATAACAGACAGTATTTTTTCAACCGCCGTGCCATTTGGGGGGTCTATATCAAAGTCATAAATGCCAGCAGCCGTATAAAAAGTGTCTAACTCTTTTTGGTACACTTCTGAGCGTTCGCACAGCTCTATAACCGCTGACCTAATGTTAGATATGATTAAAGTATCTGTACAACCCGGCACCATCGGGATGATGTTAGGAAGTAGGTCCTCATAACTAGTCGCCATATTAAACGCCCGCTAGACTTGACGCTCTCGCCGCTGCTTTTTGATTCGGTGAGACAACGTCGTCGGTGTTTGATTTGCCTTGGACGGAACCTGTAAATAATTGAAAATGTGTAGCTGCGCGTTGCGCGTTTGCAGCAAAATCTGCATCTTTCATATACGCCATATATAAGACGTAATTCATGATCGCATTCGCATAGATATCAGGAACTGTTAAAACGATTATCCCAACAACTTGCCAATTGTCAGCGCCGTCAGTGGTGCCAGGCTCATCGCCTGTTGATGTAGTTGTGGCAATTAACTTATATTTTACGCCTTTGTGTTGTACATATTCTGGGACGGCGGCGTCATATACTTTAGCACCCGCTGCCCAAACGGCAGCTGTGCCAGGAATTACTGTTGCAGGGTTTGCTGAATAAACAATTTCTAAGTAGGCATTACCTTCAACTCCAGGAAAGACATAATAATTACGCGGGTTCTCTTCGTCGTAGATATAATGAATTACTGTATTTGAATGCGCCGCATCACCTGTTGAAGTTTCGTCATGCCAGTTGGGCGTTTGTGAATCGAGAACTTCACGCTGCACGATACGAACGGCTCTTTTTCCTGTTGCGGAAGCCGTTGCATCAGACATGTTACGTATAACTCTAAGTAAGCGGTTACCGTTAGTCGGAATGTCTTGCTTTGTACCTTCAACTAATGTCACGACTTCGTTACGGGCAGATGCGTCAGGCTTCATCAACGCAATTTCTCTTTGCGCGTCATTAATCCAGAGGACTAATTCCTCAACCACTGGCCATCGTACGCCAGTTGTGTCTTGTAATATTGTTTGTACGCGCTCTACTACACTATCTACTGATACAGTCATGCTCTATCTCTATGAATTAAGTACTGATTCCCAAGCCTCTGAAATCTCATCGGCGGTGTATGCCTTGCCCATTTTTGATTTAACAACTGAATTTTTGGGGTAGCCATCAGCTTTAAAATCTTTTGGGTCGCCCTCATCCATCAATTTTTCGAGAACCGTCACAAGTGAGTCTTGTTTTGGTTCAATAACCACTTTTTCAACTACAGCCGGGACATGTGTGGCCCCAAGCTCTATCGCACGAAGACCCATCTGCTGACCTACTTCAGCTTCAACACCAGCTTTTAGCCAGATATTTGCGCCCCACGCTGTAGATACAAATAGATCCTTATCACTGACTACTTTCATTACTAATATCCTGTTCTGTTTTGACGGCGTGAACGTGGGTTTTTGTTCTTAACTTTTTTAGCTTCTCTTTCTGCTTTCGCCCGTGCATCAGATTTAGCTAGTCTTCGCTGGGCTTGAGTCATTTGTGTAGACCTAGGTTTGTTTCTAATAGCCGCAAGGTCATCTTTAGTAACACCTTTGCCATCTCTGGTTTTTAACTTAGGAGTTACCTGCTTAATAAAATTCGGTTTTGCCTTTGGTTTTGGGCTTACCTTCTTAAGATTTTTGTTTTTTGTGAGGTCAGAACTTGTAATCATATTGTTTGATTTAAGGCCTGACTTGACTTTGGCTTTAGCTTTAGCTGGGGCTTTATCAGCACCTTTAGAAGCATATTTTTTGCCATTCCAAGTAAATGTTTTACCTGTGGATGCTGCATATGCAGAGCGGAAAGATTTAGCTTTTTTAGTATCTTTTCCGTAGACTTTATAATCACCGCCTTTAGTTTTCACTTTAGTACGCGCCATACCTGTAGCGTCTTTAACTTTATTTTTAGCTGTTACAACAGATTTTTTAAGCGCTTTTCCAGTATCTTTAAGTTGTTGACCAACAGACTTGCCTGCAGTCTCTGCTTTTCTTTTTGCAATACGTTTTCTATAAGCTGCTACTGATTCTGATTTGCGGCGGGGCATAGCTATACCTTTGAAGTTATTGGGTAAGGAAAAACCCCCTCGTGTGAGGGGGTTTTAAGGCTTTCTAGAACGCTGTGTCTAATGTGATGACACCAAAGTCCTGTACGTCGGCTGCAGCACCTGGAGCGGCGATGTTGAACTTAGGCTTTTTCAAACCAAAGATCTTACCGACACTGATACCTGATTGGTTACCGTAATCGAAAGTATCTTCGGTCATTTCGGCGTTACCAATGTCAGCCATAGCAAGAGCTTGAGCACCACAGAACAATGCACGTGCGCCGTTAATGTTTGCGCCAGCACCCCACTTGTAGCCAGGATCACCAGCTTCAGCAGAAGAACCAGATGTTGCACCAGCAGTGTTAAATACATGACGGAACTCATGAATCATCACACCATCTACCATTAGGCTAGAGGTACCTGAGAACAGGCTGTTTGATGCACCGCGAACGCCAGCGTTACGTACGTTAGCTAAGAAATCGCTATCCAATTTCAAGCTCGCCATTTGCTGTGGAGTTACAAACATGTGGAACACTTCTTGGTTACCAGCGCCTCGGATACCACGAATATAGTTATCTTTAGCATAAGCTTTTAAGTTAACAATCGAAGCGTAAGACAGCTTGTCGAATGAAGTGAAATCAACTTGGTTTGAGCCAGCTGCTGACATAACTGAGTCAGCATTAGCAGCACCGCCGTTCAAACATAATGAACGTGCTGATGTAGCTGCATCGCCTGCACCCGGAGCAAACTCAAGGCCCGACAATACGTCGCCATTTACCGCAGTAGCAGCTCGTACAGCGCCGTTGTTTTTCATGTTGTACTGGACGCCAGAAAGCGTCAAAAATGCTAATTGGTCAATTCGATCCGCCATTGCATATGCAAGAGTGTCACGAGACTGTTCGCGGAAATTAACGACAGTTTTCTGATCAGTCATTCGACCTTGGATACGGTTAGCAAAGCGTAACTGGTCCATTTCGATGCTGATATCGAAGGCGCGTAGTGCTTCTTCGTTACCTTCCAACGTGTTATCACCAGTGATACCGTCGCCTGCCATGTCAGCAAGTAACGTGATGTTGGCTTTTGAGCCTTTAGCCGATTTAGTGAGTTCAGTCACTCGCTGTACCATAGCGTTAGAGCCAGTACCTGCGAATTGATTGATAAATGAATTGTTTCGTGCAGCTTTCCAGAAACTACGTGACCACGCCTGAAGCTGGTCGCCAGTTAGTCCGCCGAAATTAGTAGTATAGTTAGTGTTAGCCATGATTTTTTCCAATAGTTAGACAAATAAAGTACGTGGCAAAACGCCACAATTATTAGCCGACTTATGGAGCGGCTAATCCGTTACTTCTATCGTGAAGTGCAACGAACTAGCGCTGATTTACGAGAAGCGATCTCGACAAGTTTTACGCCTCGTGTAGGCGAATACGTTTTTTACGTCTACGGGACGACCACATATCGTAATGGCGCACGAAATTTTCTTAATATTAGCACTACTAATATTAGTGTGCAAGGAAATAGTTAATAATTCAGCGATATCGTTTAGTTTTTGCGGCGACTTTCTTCGGCTGTTTACTAAACTGCTTTCCTGCTTTTGTGTCTTTAACTTTCTTTCTGTTAGTAGCACGTTTTTCGGCCGGAGAAAGTGCCTCCCGAGCTTTTTTGGGTAAATACCGGGACTTTTTCTTTCTACCTGCGTAGCCCCACTCTTCTTTTGTCCATTTCTTTAGCTTATTACCTGGCTTTTTCTTACCAGAGTAAGTGCCGCCCATTTCTTTGTAGTATTTAACCGCTAGCTGCATTGCTCGAGCTGAATGCTTACCACCCATCTTTGCTTTAGCTTTGGCTTTTGCTCTGGCCCATTTAGCAGGATCGCGTTTTGTTGCTGTCCCACTAGTTTTCTTTTTTGATTCAGCCATTACGACCCCTTCTTCCATTTCTTAGAAGGAGATTTAGTTTTACTTGGCGACCATTTGACTTTGTCAGCCCAATAAGCTGCTGAGAGTTTACCTTTGGATATATTCTTAGCATGACGAGACTTAAATGCTTTACGCTGCCCCACCGTTTGATTGGTTTTCACGCCTTGCTGCCCAAATCGAATTGTTTTCACCGTATCACCTTGTTTAGCTACAACAATATGTGACTTTTTTGGGTGTCCAGGTGTTCGCTTCGGTTTGTTATACCCACTGACCCCCGCCCGTGAAAGGCGAGGGTCTTTTTTGGTTGGCTTCTTGGCTGCCATATTAGGCCTCTAGATAATGTCGCCTCGTAGGCGTTTTAAGGTTGCTTCCGGCAATGCATCGAACTCCTCTTCTGTCATCTCCATAACATTAATTGCTTTTTCTCCGTGGTTTGCTGCGCTTTCTCCCGGTAATTCGGGCGGTTGTGCTTGGGCAGCTTTCAGCTTTTTACTAACTTCTTTACGTTTTTTAGCAACCTCATCAACCGGCTGACCTATAGAAGGTTTTGCTGGTTCTTCTGCGACGTCTAACCCGTTATCACGTACAACGAATTTCGCAGCTTTACTTAACGCATCAACAACGTCATACCCGTTTGAGATAAACGCATTTCGAAGCTCAACAACTTCATTGGTTAACTCTTCGTTGTAGCTTTCTGAGTTTGCGTCAAATACTGGGTAGGCCTCTTGCATAGCCATTGCCGCTTTATGCAACGCACTCATTTCACGGTCTTGTTTGACCGTTTGTGTCACTTCTTCGCGCAATTCAAATTCAATCTGCGCTTTTTCTGCATTTCTGATCTCTCTACGAAGTGCGACTGCTTTTTGAGTCTCGCCATCCAAAACTAAATTTTGATATTCAACTTCTTTTTCATCAAAATCATACGCTTCAGGTGCTGCGGCCTTTTCTTCTGCCGCTTTTTGGGTATTCATATCGTCTAACTGTTTTTGAAGCGCTTTTTGTTTTGCTAACACTTCATCTAAGCGTGACTTGGGCACCATTGGTTTCGACTGAGTTTTAGTTTCCTCGTCGACTTCTGCCGCCAAAGGTAGTGGCTCTTCCTCTTCCCCATCTGCATCATCTTCGGGCTCTTCAGATGCCGTTTCTTCGACTTCTGCAACTACTTCTTCAGCTTCTTCGACTTCTGCGACTACTTCTTCAGCTTCTTCGACCTCTTCAGCGGGCTCTTCAACCTCTGCAACAGGTTCGTCGGTGAAGCTTAAGTCTAAATCTACGTCTACATCTTCGTCGTCATGTGCTTCCGCGCCTGGCATGATGTCGTAGGTAAGCTCTTCAGTTTTATTTTCGTCTTTATCACTCATAGTTAAGTCCTATTATTGTTCCTGTGGTGTCGGGGGTGTTGGTGGCTTTGGTGGTGCTTGGTTTAGGCTGCTATTTTTAGCCTGCTGCATTGCTGTTGTAGCAATTTTGGTAGCCGCACTTGTCTCGGCTTGTGATTGTCGAATCTGATTCGTCTCGCCTGACAAATCTCTTCGTAGTTGTAGCTGATCCTGCGCCATTTTGATCTTAGACTGCATCTCAGCAAGATTAAGGTTAGAGCCAACTTCGAGTTGTTCCGCTTTAGTCTCGTTAAGCTCTGCTTCAGACTGTAGCTTCGCAACTTCGGCCTGCATTTTGGCAAGCTCAAGTTGAACCTGCTGCATCTGAATCTGCTGCTGTGCTTGCATAGCTTCTGCTTGCTCAGGTGTTGGTGGCTCTTGGCCTGTGAGTGTTCGAATACGTTTAGCAAGCTCACCTTTACGTGCTAAGTGGCTGTACTCAACAATAGCGTCGTCAGGCACTGCTACGCCTGCGTTACGTAAGCTAAGGGCTTCAGCAAACTGGACCTCATCAAACGAATCACGGGCAGGTGCGGTTGACACAATGACGTCGTACTCGCCTAGTGTTAGGTTGTTGATCACCTCACCTTCTGGTGTCATCTGATTAATCACCATTTCTTCGCGAGGTTTAAGCGGGTCTGCTTCATTAGTAATCTGAATTACACGCTCTTCTGAATAATAGACTTGTACGATGTCTAAAATCTTTTCTGCGAGGTACTGTCGCGCTTTTCTTAAGTTATCAAGCGGCACCTGGATCATGATCGCGCCACGGTTTTGTTTCGCTTGTATAGCGACCCCCGATACCTCTGCGCTATCCGAACCTAACATCGAGTCGTTAATGCCTGATATGGCTTTTATGTTCGCTTGCGCCTTTTGAGCTATGCGATCTAGACCTGTAGGAATCTGGTTAGGAGATATCTTCGTTGGGGGCGCTGTACCACGCGCATACTCCAGCACTAAGCCAGTCTCTGCACCGTGTTCTTCTAAGTCGTCTGCGGTCATACCAACAAGTGAGCCGGACTCTACCATCCAGCCGCTGTTAGCTGTGGTGTTAACGATATGCAACTCTTGTGACGCAATTTTATTTAACTGTTCTTGTGGAGAAAGTAAGTTACGCACGACACCGAACGGACGGCCACGTCGGAAGTAACAGAAGAACGGCACAATCGTAAACTCTTTGTAGGGTGACCAATCATCATGTAATACAACACGATCACAAGTAACCGTCCAACGCACTTTCTTTTTAACTTTAGGATACAGCTCTAGGCCGTACTGCTTGGCGAATTTTTTTACCTTAGTATCTGACCAAGATTCGGGTGCTTCTCGCTGGTCGCCCGTCTGAGGATCTACTAGACACGTTACTTTACTGAGCTTCTTGTACTGACGCTCAATAATACGAAGTGCGCGTACGTTTCGGTAGTCATCTTCTTGCGGAGTCTCTGAACCAAAGAAAGCGTCAGTATCGTTGTCACCAAAACGCTGCTCTTCATACTCAACTGAATCAGGGCCGAATGACATGCCGTTCTCTGCAATAAATCTAAGCGCTTCTGCCTTTTCTTCGCCGTAGTTTTCTTCAATCTCGTCTAGTGTCATCCATTTAGTTTCAAAAACCTCGTTCCATGTCTTTGGATCAGCATCTTTAGCATCAGGATCGATTAATATGTCTAGCGGATCTTTAGCCGTGATACGTACTTCGCCTTCGAGGTGGTCGCTGAAGTCTATACGAACGTCAAAATAGCCACGACCATCCATTATTAAGCCGTCGCTAAACACCTGCTGCTCAACCCAGTCGAGTTTGTTGTTGTCAGCGATCTGCATGTAGAGTTTTGTGAGTGTATGTGCGACATCTTCTGAACCTTTACGGCGTGGTTTGAACTGCACGTCTGCACGGCGGCTCGACTGCTCGCCAAGAATCGTATTTACCGTCGGTAAAATAGTATTTACTGTTAACGCGGGTCGTCCTTCCGCGTCTAACGCGGCCATATCGAACTCATCCCACTGGTCACCTTGATAATACGCGTCGCATCGCTTCGCCATATCAATATATTCTAGGTGCCCGTGATCTCGAGCGCGTTCATAACGGCTCCACTGAGTGTTTGTAATGATTTCTTCTTGTTCCGGAGAAATTCGCTTCTGTTTTTTAGCCATTGTTATGCGCTCATTGCGGATTTAGATCGTTTAGGAGCCAAAAGACCGGGTAACTTGTCGCGCCAACTCGGCACGTGCTCCACCGTCTCATGGAATGTTGCGAATTCCGTCATCATCAGACCCAACCATGCCAAAGCATCAACTTGGTCGTCATGCACTCCATTTGGAAACCTAAGTAATTCAGCAACAAGCGGGCCTGTAAAAATCTCATCCCGAGGGAGGAACACCATCCCCTGCTGCATACGACCCTGGATAGCTCGGGCTCGAGCTTCTTTATCGCGTCGGCCTGTTTTCAGGTCTTTAAAGTACGCCTCATAGAGCCCTCGTTCGCGTACCCTTTTCTCGAGGAACGGTCCGAGTGCCATTTCTATGTGGCCTTTTTCGATACCTATGATGCTCGGTTTCCACAGCTCATAGAGATCTAAAATTTGTTCTACTAATTCGAAACCATCGAAGCGACCTCTAACGACATCGCACACGAACAGTTGGTCCCATTCGTCGACACCAATGACCATTCCAACGGTGTAATCGTTTCGATCGTTTTTACCGATCGCCAAATCCCACGCTGCGTAAAACTTCATACGGTCTGTATCAACATCTTCGGGGTCGAAGTACTGAATCATGTCGCGTGTAAAGTAATCGCCGTCATCGGCAACTGGGTTCTGCTGGTACAACGCGGACCAATCTCGTGGTCCGACTGCGCGTTCTATACGTTTTAGCGCTTCTAAGTCATAACGCTCTGGATGTAGCGCGTCGCCTACCTTTCTGAACTGCTCGTCGGCTTCTGCTACAGCTGGATAACGAACTACTTCCCAATCGTCGCCGCCTTCTTCACCCTGCTTTAATAATCGACCAGCAAGGTCGTCATCATGCCAACGAGTGAGAATAACAAGCACACCGCCGCCAGGAGCGAGACGTGTGTAAGCAGTTGATGTATACCAATCCCAGTTACTGTCTCTGTTGTTCTGACTTTCCGCATCTTCTCTGTTTTTTACTGGGTCATCGATTAGTAATATGTGGGCACCTTTACCTGTGATACCGCCGCCGACACCCGCTGCTACATAACCGCCGCCGTCTGTTGTTAACCATGCTTCTGCCGACTGTGATGTCGGGTCTAGACGTGACTTAAATGCCGCTTTATAGCCATCTTCACGTAGCAGTCCACGCACTTTACGACTAAACGCCATTGCGAGAGAGCCAGAATACGAACAACTAATAAATTCGTGGTTAGGGTTTCTTCCTAGATGCCACGCGGGAAACGAAACACTGGCTAACGTACTTTTTCCGTGTCTGGGTGGCATGAACAGCATTAATCTTGGTGATTTCTTCTCCGCAACGTCTCGCGAAAACTGTTCCAAGCGTTGGCAAATATCTTTATGTACCCACCCTGCGTGGTAGTCGGGGTTGAATCGCTCGACGAATGGGAGCAGTCGCTTTCTTGTGAGGAATCGCAGTGCGAGTTCCGCTTTTGCTTTAGCCTCAACTGATGTCTCAACTGTTGGTTCGTCAACGTGTTCAGGGCTCGCCGCCGCGGGGCCTTGTTCATGTATATCTGCCTTACAATAAACACAGAGTCGGTCTTCTCCTGAAAATAAGGATTCGACATGAATATTTTTACAACGAACGCACTCAATCTTTTTAACTTCAGTCATAAGTTAATCGTCTTCCTCACGTGGGAGGTAGACTTCAACATACGCATCACATTCAGGACACGACAAGTTGCTTACTATTGAGAAGTGGTCGCTGTCATCAAGGTCGTGGTCACCGCCCCAGATGAGCTCAGTCTTACAGTGCCAACACTCCATGTTAGTCTTCCTTGTGTTCGATAAGATCGCTTTTTGGCTCAAGATAATCCAGGTCTTTACCCGCTATCTTAAGGAGTTCTTCGTCAGTCATTCTTTCGAGCTGTTTGGTACCGTTGATATTGATATTCACCTGCGTTGCGTTATCAGGTGCAGCCAACCCGTGTAGCTTTACTAACGAGTCGGTCGTGTTTTTCATTTCGGTGGCGTTTGCAGATGAGGTGTACGCTTCCATGTACATCATGTGAGCGTTTTGCTGCGTGTATTTAACTGTCTCGCGCATTTCATCGCGGTACCATTGCAGCGCTTGTTGGACAGCTGGGACATTATGCGCCTGATATGCAGTAGCCGAAGACGCGTACCCCGCACCGCGGCCCGCGGCTGCGATAGACATTCCACTGCTGATAAGCGATACCAGCTTTTCTTGCTGCATGGTTAGCTGCCCTTTTTCGAGGCCCATGTACGGAATGTTCGCCTGGAACTCCGTATGTTCGCTTATGCCAAACTCAGTGGATGGTGGCGTTTTTTGGTCTTGCTTCGTCGTCAAAGTAGTCTTGTGCGTCATAGCGTGTGTGTACAAATAACGGTGATCGCGGATCGATGCTCGCGGCCAGTGCTTCGATATGTGTAACTGCGTCTACTTGATCGAACCCCGCCTGGATTAGTAAGTGGACAGACTTTCCGAAGTCGTAAACAAGTACTTCTTCGTCGTCAACATGGTTGATTCCAATGATTGCGTCATCAAGACCTTCAATCAGTGTGTAAACATATCTTCCCATTTCAATATATTAGCTCTACTAATACTTAATCGCAAGAGAAATTGTTAATAGTTTTTACCCACCAATAGAACATATCTTCGGTTAATGAGTGCTTCATGATGTTTATGCGGAAACATACTAGCTGTATGTTTTCGGGGGTGTATCCAACTGCGGGGTTAATTCGATCTATTGAGGCGTTATGCTCTTTATAACCAGAGCCATCACGATGGTGAGTAAGGAACAAGCCTGTTAACGCACACTTACCGTCCTGCTTTTCCCACAGTTTGACTATATCTTCTGCAACAAGCCTGAATTCCAGGTCGGCTACTTTTTTTCTACGAGATTTATGCCCGCATTTACAGTTGGTGAACAATAAACGGCAGAACGCTACATACGAAGCAGATGCTTTGCGTAGTTGTGCGGAGTTTTTACAGGGGATGCATTGGTTACGGTCTTTGTTAAATTCCTTTACGTCTTTTTCGACGCCGCAAAGCTTACACCTATTCGTACTTTTTGCTTCCATAAAATAATAGTAACAGAAAAAATATAAAAAAAAATTTTGAAAATGTTTTCTGGATCACTGAGCCACTATCTCCCCCCTGCCCCTCACGCGCACCCCGTACCCCGGATCCGGATTCATGAACCTTGTTTCCGTTTTTACCCTAGGAACCTTGTCCAGAAACCAGCTAGCCCGCTCTGCGGTCGTCGCGTCGGATCAATTGGTGTAACTAATTAATCAATCAATCAATCATTAGGAGATACATCATG